TGGGTTTCACTGACTATCCACGAGGAGCCCTGAACCATCGCTGATTCACCTCTGATTACGTGTGTCTCTGACACACCCTTAGCATACCCAATCTGCCAATCGACAGGGTAACTCTCATTATGTACGGTGCAAGCACTCGGTATGTTGGCCTCTTATCGGTTACAACATCTCTTTTTATTGTTTTGTTTCATCCTCAACAGATTAGTGTTACTAGGTGGTTGGTTAGGCCACACTTCACCACTAGCTCACTGTTTGTTGGAATCCAACGGTTTATGCATATAAATGGGATCCTCCCTATGGTTGGGGAGGTTATACAATATGTTACATTCATGGAGGTCCCACCCTCCCACACTTGTGGTGTGGACGCACACGTCACTACGAGCGGTGTGCACATGTTATTGTACTAGAAATAGAGGGGGTTAGACCCAAGTTGTATTACAGACACCTTATAGCTTGTAGACCCACCTGGTGTGGGCGCAATAACGCCAGACACAGTACCAGTGGTATTGGGAGCACAGCGAAACCACATCACCGTGCCAGATCCAAACCTAGTGCCAATGGCATCCATGTTGGTCAAAGCGGGTGTAAATCCTGAGAAACTGCCATCAGTCGACCATACGACAATTTTCCAACCATTAGTTGGAGCGATTGTCAATGCATTTGCTGACACGCCAGACAACAACCCTTGATCCCCGCTAACAATGGCATTACTAAAAATCAAGTTGCTCACGGCAAAGGTACCAGTGATGAAAGCTTCATTAGCGGAGACAGATGGCTGCGGCTTCATCAACGCCACCTGGTACTTAACTGTCAAGTATCCAGCTGAGTAGTCCGTGACGGATATATGAAACCTCCCGGGACTGTACAAACGGACGTCACCAGAGGACCCAGTCTTCAAAACTGCGCTGTTCTTTGGTGAAACGACGCAGTCACTCCAAAGACTGCTAACACAATGGTCGGCAGTATTAAAGTAGTCAGTATATGTGTCATACCCTTCGGTGTCATTCGGGTCATAATCAAATGCCATCATAACCGAGCCAGTTGTTGTTGCAGGGCAAATGGGATTCCATACAAACACCAACTTTATTTTGTACTCCTCAAAGTTGTTTGCAATGGACCTAAGCCATGGGAAAGTGTTCGAGTTGATAATGAATGATGTATGTCCGTTGGTTGACAGTGGATAAGCCTCAACGTGTTCAATCATCAGTCCCCCTTCAGCCTTCGTAAACTTAGGCTGACGGGAGGACTGTCGGACACTGGCTGCCAAAGGGGCAACTAGAGTTTTAATCTCTGATCGCGACATTCCACGCTGCTGAAATGCGCTAACAATGCCACGAATCCCGCGCACTGCTAGATTTCCAGCACCCTCAACAGCTCCCAAGCCCAGATTGTACAACATAGCATTGGGGTTGAACTCAACGCTAAATCCTCTACGATTTTTATTTTTATTTTTATTCTTCTTTGCTAGAGCTCCTTTATAGGGTACCATAGCCATATGCAATATATATTATTTTACAAAATCACCACAATTTTATCATTAGGTGAACTAGAACGGAGCACATTCAATGTGCTCCAAGTCTTCATACGACTTCGTGTGCGTGTAATTCCAATCCCGGTAATACCCTTCAAGAGCTAATTGTTCATCTGGCGTAACACCAAATGACAAATAGAAACTTTCACGGGACTCCTCCGAAATTGTAGCATATCGTGGGCTTAAGCCGTGGGACATATATGTCATTCCACAACTCCAACCAACAGACCGAACCATGTTGCTCTTAACACCATTTCTGATGTATGCCTGGTACAACTCCTGCATGACAGGAATTCCGGATGTCAATGCTAGACCACACTCACCAACAGCCATCAACCACTTTCGTGCTGATGACTCTGTAGAGATATCTAGCAAACACATGCTATCTTTCTCTCGACTTTTGTCGAAATTTCTACACATTACATAACCATTTGAACCAAGAACCGGTTTGCATTGGCAAAACTCAATTTGCTCAACACTAAACACAGGTTCCTCAGAAGTCA